AAGCCGAAATTGTAAAAACTATAAACAACTCAACTAACAGTACAAAAATACATGGGGCAATATTAGAAACTGGGACAGTCGTTGCTGACGCCGTCGTTGCAGATTTTGTCGCCGCAATGAATATAAGGGCTGATCAGATTACAGCTGGAACAATAACAGCATCAATATCTATGAATGCCGCTGAATTTAATGGCGGCAGCATAAACATTAACAACGAATTTAGAGTCGGTAGTTCTGGATCTGTTAACTGTAGGAATATCACCATTGACAGCGGACTAGCATATAGAGGGGAAAGTTTTGCTTCGTCAGGAGATACAACAACGGCTAGAATACAGCAATTATCTGGCGTTCAAAGAATTACGCAGCCAGCTTCAAATAGAGATATTAAGAAAAATATTCAAGATATATCTGGAGCACTTGAAATAGTAAAAGCACTAAAACCAAGAATATTTAATTTTAATGAAACTTATTATGGAGAAATAGATCCTTCAACCGAAGAGCCATGGACAAGCCAGGCGAAAGAACTTCATCAACTTTTTCAATCATATGGTTTTATAGTAGAAGAAGTTCAAGAGGTAAATCCGCAATTGGTTACGTATTGTCCGGTAGAACTTGGATCCTTGAATATTTCAACCTGGAAACCCAAAATGTGGAAAGATTTAGAAATAATAGCGATACTTACTAAAGCAGTTCAGGAACTATCAGATAAAGTAGAAGAACTTGAATCAAGAACGATATAATTAGATTGTGTCTAGAAAAAAGTGGTATAATTGGAGGATGTCTAAAATTCATAATAAACTAAATTGGCAAAGAAAAGAATTAGACCATACCCATACCCATAATCAAGATTTTAACCATGCAAAGGAACAAATGGATCAAGAAGATACAACTAAGCAAGAACTAAAACCAGCTCAAACTGGATTGGATATGAATTTGGTCGTAGCTTGTTTCCAGGAAAAGTTGTCCCAACTTACAACCGAGCTAGTGGTTAAAGAAGCTACAATAAGACAGTTAACAAACATAATTAATTTAATGAAAGGTGATCAATAAATATGTCAGATGTTCAAAATGAAAATACAGTAAACGTTGAACCAAAAACTCAATTTAAAGTTGAGATTATTATTGGGGATAAGAATCTCTCTTATAGAAGTGATTTTTCTGAATCTGAAACGATTTTTTGGCTTGAAGCAGTAAAGAAATTAATAATTGAAAAGACTTTTGCAGCTGCCGGTTTAACTGAAAATAACGTATAATTTCAAACATTAAACTACTATATTGTTGATGTTTGATAGGTGGTATTAAATGAAAGCTAGATCATATCTGCCGTTTGGCGGTCTATCAACGGAACAAAACGCTGCTGAAAAAGTTCTAAAACCAGACGAAATTAGAAGTATTGGTCGAAGCCTTAAAGTTGCCGCATTAGCGCTTGGCTTTAGGGGGACGACATACTATTATGGAAGCAGGGCCGCATTTGAACCTTCCCCTTACGATTTTAATAGGATCACTCAGGCATTTGATACGGATGGTTACGTAAAGCAAGCAGTGCTGAAATACAAGGATCTTTTTTGGAAAGAAGGTTGGGAAATAGTTGGGGAGAACCCTGACGCTGTCTCGTATCTTTACAGAAGAATAGATCTTTTTGAAATGACGATGAAGAGACCTTTTTCGGAATTTTTAATGGAAGTTTCTGATCAACTCATAAAGTACGCAAACGTTTTCATAGTTAAAGCTAGAGCTAATATTTCTGATTTTACAAAAGACAAAATCAATCCTATTTCAGGGACTGATCCCGTTGCAGGCTTTTATCTTATACCAACTGAACAGGTTTACATTTTAAGAGATAAACATAATAGACCAAAATCTTATCAACAATCCACTGACCCTCTTACTTACTCACCAAACGAAAGAGACCCAGTTTGGTCTGCCGATAGGGTTATACATATAGCATTCGACAAAAAGCCCGGTAGGGCGTTTGGTACACCATTTTTAGCGTCTGTACTAGATGACGTTATTGCATTAAGGCAAATGGAAGAAGATATACAAAATCTTGTTCACAGAGAACTTTTTCCATTATATAAATACATTATAGGAACAGCGGAGCAACCAGCTGAGCCAGAAGAAATTTCTAGAGCTGCTGCGGAAATAGAAAACCTAAGAGCAGAAGGCGGACTCATTCTTCCATACAGACATGATGTGGATGTAATAGGCGCAAATAACGAAGCTCTTGAAGCTTCATCGTATTTAAACCATTTTAAGGAAAGAGTTGCAGTTGGTCTTGGGGTCGCCCCACATCACTTAGGTATGGTTATGAATGGTGGCAATAGATCGGTAACCGATAGATTAGACGCATCTTTTTATGACAAAGTAAAAAACATGCAAAAGACGTTTGCAGACTTTATTAGAATTAATATTTTTAACGAACTTCTTTTTGAAGGAGGTTATGATCCGCTGGAAGACATTACGAATTCTTCCGCATCCGATCGTTGCTTTCTTAAATTTAAGGAAATAGATGTAGATACACAGGTAAAAAAAGAAAATCATATTATTCAAAAATATGTTAATAACTTAATTACATTGGACGAAGCTCGACTCTTACTGGCTCTTGATCCCGACATGGACGAGGGTCAAACATATGCAGCTATGCAAACGCGAATGCAGATGGACGTCGCTGCGAATCAAGCAAATCTCACTGCAAAAAGCAATGATGGAGAAAAACCGGCAACAAAGGGTAAAGTAAATCTTCCGTCAACGAAAAAGGACATTGGCAATAAGTCTAGACCAGCTAATCAATTTGGTAGAAGTAATTCTTCAAACATTAAAAGAACTGATGACCTTTCTTGGCTCCCAGCGATTGAAAAACTTCTGGAAAACGACTATAATAGTGCAACGCAAAATGCGGATAAGGACAATGCACAATCATAGGAGAAAACAATGCCAATAAGCGAAGAGCTTGCACACAAACTCCAGGAAGCAGTTGATAACAATCAAGTGCGTCTTGCCAATATATACTTTTTAGAAGTATTATCAGAAGTAATTCCTGTCCTTCAGGAAACCGTTGAAAGAGTCGAGGCCATAGAGGCATTTCTTTCGTCTGATGATTCGGATCCCGATCAGCCACCGGTTGAGGATCACGTTGAACAAGGACAGAAGCCAGAAAAGAAATCTAAGACTGTCAAAGTTCCAAAAGAGGAAAAACCGGAACAATAAAAAATGATCATAATCGGTTGCCCTATTTTCAAAAGAGACTGGATACTGCCCGCTTGGTTGTATTTTATACAAAGACAATCTATACCTTTAAATGACATTGGTTTTGTATTTGAGCTTGGTATGGACGATGAAGCAACACTAAATATTTTAGCTGCCTGGAAATCTCAGCATCCAGAAGTAAAAGTGTTCGATCTTGAAATAAGAAACGACCTTGCACATTTTTCTCACGACGAAGGAACAAGACAGTGGTCGTACTCAAAATACGAAAACATGGTTTCAATGCGAAATTCTTTGTTGTCAAAAGTTAGAGAAATAAAACCTGATGCGTATTTTAGTCTTGACTCAGATATTTTGTTGACCAATCCAAATACGATAGAGCTGCTTCTTGCGCATACGAACAACGATGCGGATGCGGTAAATACATTGATGTTTATGACACCAGTTGGTACGGAATTCCCATCTGTCATGTCATGGGTTTCTGACGACAAAAGCACGAAGGCCCATAGGAATAATCAATATCCTTTTGGTACTTATTTTAAATCAGATATTATTATGGCCGCAAAGATGATGTCTAAAAAAGTTTACAACGATGTCAATTATCAGTTCCATATGCAGGGAGAGGATTTAGGGTGGAGTGCGCAGTGTGCGCAGAAGGGTTATAATTTGTATTGCGCTTCATACATATATACTCCTCACATTATGGGTAAAATTGAACTTCAAAAGTTTCTTTCAAGCGGCGATCCTAGACAAGCTTTATCTTTTAAACAGTCGATTGCCGTATAACTAGCACAAATACAATGATTTCTGTTAAAATATATATTACTATACAGGATAGCTTTAATTATAATTATGGAGAAATATCATGGCCTTTGAGTTCATAGAACATTTTTCGGTAGAGTTTCCACAAATTATTGAATCTGGCACTAAACTAACTGAAGCCTTTAATGCATCGAATGGAATCATTATTGAAGTAGCTGCGATACATGAACGGTTTAACCGCAAATTATAATAATTATTCTGTAGCAGAACTTGAAAAATCTCTGCAATCGTGGGTTGAGCCGTATCCCAAGCCGGTAATTTTAAATCACGATATAGC